TAGCCTCAAAAGAAGCCATAAACTCTTGCCTAAACGCATAACTTGACATTGATTTCTTTGCAATATCAATCTCTTTGGGATCTAGTATAGGATTATCATAGCTTGTAAAGTGCCAGCCCCTATAAGTTTCGTCATCCCCAAGCTCTGAGTACTTATAAAGATCATAAAAGTGGTTTCGGCCCATCGGGGTTCCAATAAAAAGCGCCTCACCCTTCTGATCTGCTAGTGCTGGGCGCAGTATTTGCTCCCAAACATCAGGCTTCATATCGGCATACTCGTCCATTACGAGGTATTTTAAGGACACGCCGCGCATTGTTTCGGGCCTATCTGCACCTTTAAGGCTAATTGTTGCCCCGTTTACAAGTTTAATCTGTAGGTTATTAATATGGGAGCCTGATATAACTGGATGACCTAACTCTAGAAGAGTTTGCCACATAATATCTCTAGCCTGCCCTTGCGTTGGGGCAACATAAAAGACATGGCCCCTATCAGCCTGAAGACCATTAATGATTAATAACCATGCGGCTAACCTAGACTTGCCTGTGCGCCTGCCTGCGGCAACTACCTTAAAGCGAGTAGGATCAGAATATACATCCTGCTGCCACGGCAATAGCTCTACATTTAAATCAGACATTATTCTTTTTTGCCCAAAAATAAACCGAAGGCACCCGTCAATGCACCGGTCATTACGCTAACTAAAGCCGCTTGCTCAGGATTGGGATCAGGTAACGACATAAACCACTCGACAGTACGATATGTCATTGCAATCATGGCAAACATTAACAGCCTTGGAACAATGCGCCATGCATTTAACTGCTCAGGAGTCATGAGAAATTTACAAAGGATGCGGGGGCTTCACGAAGGTCAAGCGTTACTGCAAACTCAACATCGCCAGATCCGCTCGTTTGAACTTTTATTTGATCCCCAGGCTGCAAAACAAATACACCACGATAAAGCTCTTCTTTTGCATCACTAGCAATAGCCTTGGTTTTTAGTACATGAAGCTCATTTGTACCATCATCAAAATGCATTGAGCAATTATTTGAAGAGGCATGGTTGTTTACTACCAATATATAATTAACATGGGCAACAAACCCCGTAGGAACGGTAAGCAGCACTACTTCTGCGGTGCCTGTTACATTGATATGTTTAGTGTATAGCATTATTGATATGTCCAGACTACGGGCTGACTTGTCCGAGTATCCACATGAATAAACGTTTTGGCTACCCCAATCCCCGTAAATCCCATATTAAAAGCAGTAATTAGTAGTTTAAAGCGATCTACCCCATTGCTAACGTATATGTCTGCGGCTATGCCCTTTGTGTGCATACCTGGGTGTTCTTTCTTGGCTTCAAGGCTGTGGGATGGATCTCGGTATCCTGATGTAATCGTAAAAGGAAACTTGCACTCATGCCGTAATTCATCAAGCTTTTCAAGAAACTCAGGGTTCATTTCGTTTTCCCCTGTTTCCTGACAGTTAAACTCTTCGATATTAAAGTACTTCACCAGAGTCCCCATCTATTGTGGTCTGGTTAATGGTGGGTGTGTCAGATACCTCGGCTGTACCAACGCCCGTAATGTTAATCTGAATAGCTGATTTACCACTGCTTTGTATCACATCCTTTTCAAATGCGGCTACAGGTAAGATTCTATCCATTACCAGCTTCCAAGCTGCGGCTTGATTCTTGTGGTCATGGTCAAGTGCCGCATCAAATATAGTATCCAGCACCCTTCTAGACTTGGGGGACGCCAACATACGAGCCTTATACTCGTTGATAATTCCCGCGTCACCCTTGGGCCTGCCTATCTTTCCCCTGCCACGGCGGGAGTTACTGGTTAAGTCTTTTTGTGTTGGCCTGCCTGATGATTGGGTTCTTTTTTTTGACTTATCATCTATGGGTACAGGTATCTCTGCATTATCCATCGCTTTCTTTACTGTCCTTTGCTAACTCAATAAGCTCGGTTAAAGATTCCTCAATAGCAGATAAGCTATCCGAAAGCAAAAAAAGGCTGTTGGTCAGCCTTTCTATTTGGTCGTGGATATCAATGTCTTCAACAGGCATTTTGTTGGTGTCATAAGTGTCATAAGTGTCATTTTTTTAGGGCAGCCGAGCAGCGAACTATCTCAAGCGGTGTTTCATCCGTATCCTTTAAGAGCCTAACCGACAAATCACCCATGATCGCTACATCTTTGCCCAAGCGTTCCGCCATCTGAGTTGCAGCTTGTAACGCAATTCTTACATCTTCGTCCTGCCACGGCGAAATATACACACTACTGACCCATCATAATAATGGAATAGCCGCTTGTTAGTGTCATAACTGTTCTACGCGCCAAGGCAGCTTGCGGGTCCACCATGGGCTTGGCAACTGAAAAATTCCGTTATAGCCTTTTCTTTTAATCCACCACCTATCTGTAACGCTTAATAAACCGGAATCTTTCAGCCTTTTCATTTTTGTCCAAGCATCTTGAAAGTTATTAAAAACTTCATGGTCATGCCACTCGGTGCTTCCTTTTTCAGTCGGCAGGTAATAATCTTTAATAACCCTATACTGGGTAGCCCTTTCCATCACTGACCCATCATAATGATGGAATATCCACCCATACCCTTGGATTCAGTCTCTTCTGGCGTAGCCTTGGCATCATGCATGGTAGAATAACCCGCATCCTGCATAGACTTAACCTGCTGTTTAGACTTCTCGCACATTGAATAGTAATCAATAGAGCGATATTCAACGCTATCTCTGGGATCTGTTTTCTCGTTCATTTCTCTCTCCCTTTAATTTTAAATAAGCTTATTAAGCCCGCCTTACCCCCCCTATCCTATACTAATACCACATAACCGCAATAGTGGTACTTAGAACAAAATGGAATATACAGCCAAAAGGTTATTCTTAAAGGGTTCCAGCCCTTTCAGTTTTACCGTTTTTTGTATCTGGGTGGGAACTATATATTTGACCGCCGATGCCGTCGCCCCCCCGCCGAGTAAATTCGACCCACCTGTGTCTGATGGGTAGTAGTGTTCGATGTGGCATCGAGCCGACTGGAGCCGATCCGCTGAGAGAGCCGAGTGAGAGAGCCGACAAAGCATCCCCAAGAGCCGGTTGGTTACATCTGCATCCCTATCTAGCTGGAGCGTAGCGACTAATACCACCGCCGTCGGCTCCCGCGACTGATCGGGGCGAGCAGAGTGCAGTTCGGCAGTTTGCCACCTGTCTTCGCCTACCATTCCCATACGACGGAGGAGCAGGCCGGCCTTCAACCATCATCACGCTTTCGGTCTCCGTTTTCCGCTGGCATTCGACCCTCGGCGTTGTTCCACGCACCCTCGGCTGTTTCCGACGCCCAAGTACCATAAACGGTCATTTCCTCAGTCGATAGATTTGTACTCGTCGTAGCCTGACATCCGTAACGAATCCACAGCCCGCACCTGTTCGCAAGGGCCGCGAGAATAACGGTTTCCCGCTGACTCAGTTACCGCTTCAGCCCGCAAGCGGTCTGGCGTCCACAGAGTCACCGTGACCCTCCGTGATTCACGCTCAACTACCCCCTTGCAACCAGGCACAGCCTGTGGAGTTCTACTCCTGTCGGCAACGACACAAATCAATCAACTGAGGAAATAACCATGGCACTTAACATCGAAAACAACCAAGGGCTTGCCTTCCACAACACCAAGGGCCTCATGCGCAACGAAAAAGCTCCGACCTTCAAGGGCGAGATCATGTTTGAAGGCCGACGATTAGAGGTTGTCGTCTGGGAACGGCAGACAAAGACAGGCAACAAGATGCTGTCGATGGCAGTCGAGGACGCCCACGCCGCTCAGATCGAGCGAGCCGAGAGGACGCTGAATTACCTCCGCAACAAAAGCGAAGGCGACGAGCCAGAGCGAGGCGACGACATGGTGAAGGTCGACGAGTCCCAGGACGATCACATCAAGCGAACAGCCACCAAGAAGAAGGTGGCTTGATTAACCAGGGGCTTCGGCCCCTTTTTTCTTTCGTAAGGAGTGAGTTATGGAAACTGTATTTATCTGGTGTTTAAACAAGGATGACGGTGTGCACGTTGTGCAGCCTGAGTTGACGACAAAAGATGACGACGTGACTGATGACGACCTGCCGCCACTATCTTCACTTGGCGAGTTATTGGCAGACTAGCTCGCGTTTCATGCCCCCCGCACAAGTGAGGGGGCATTCAACCCTCG